GCATATAATAAACTCACCATTATATTAAAAACGAATAATAATCCACTTACTAAACAACATAATACCACTAAGGTATAAACATTCCTCATAATGGTGCCGCTATTAAATCATTATCTGATAGTAGAACCGTAGTAATCGGATCAGGTCTCCATCTAAATGATAATGGAGTTTCCAATATCACCGTATAGAGTAACTTAGAACCATAATGCCGTGAGGTTAATACTTTACCGATAATAGCATTACTACCACATAAACCAATTACCCTTGTATTATCTTTAATAATATTCATAATATACCTTTATAATACCACAATTTCTTCATCACGCACAATAATACCAAATTCTTCTTTGAATTGTGCTTTAACCTTGTCCTTATACTCCTCTTCGGAGTTTGCTTCAAAATTATTACCACCAAATTCCAGTTTTACTACTGAATAATATTCTTTGCTACTCATAATATACCTTATAAAAAACTATTAAAAAACTCTTAGCGATAGTTAAAAACTATTGTCGCTGGAGGTGTCGCATGATAGGTGCTCTGTATTGGTCTTAGTTTGATCCTGTGATCCTCCAAGCGTTTCCTACCATTCCTGAAAGGTTCCTGAGCGATATAAAGTACCACAAATACCGGAATATTATAAAACTCAGAAATCCTCAGTAATTCTCTATGCAGCTTCGAGCATCATTACAGGATATTTCACAAAACCACTAGTATCCTTCTTCGCCTTACCTTTAGCATACAATCCCACTACTACCTGCTTTGGATCAAGGAATCTCAAATCACTCTCATCACCATTGAATACAGGTAATCCCATATAACTATCAGGCATTGGTAAGGTTTTCTTAATACCAAAAACGGTTGCAATGTTATATCCTGCTTTTCTTGCTAATAATACATCTAGGTCATTACCATCAGCAGCGGAGAAGGTTAAGTGGTAATTACTGATATTATTCACTTTTCTTCCTAGTACCTTGGTATAGTCATAGAATTGGACAAAACCGAATGCATTGAATATATTAGAATAAACAACCTTACCCATTTGGACTGGATACTTTTCCCATGAGATATCGGAAGTACCATTTAAACGGAATACAGGAATTAAATTCATTCTCTTGGATTGTTTAATAGCGAGAGTGATATCCTTTACTAATAACTCCATAAACTGGTTACGGTCATTATAGAAAAGCTCGGTCTTGCGGATCCGTGCCTTTTGAATATTATTGGTAAATTCACCTTTTTTAAACATTCCACCTCGACCTGCCGTATTCAAGCAAGCAGCGGAGCATCCTGCTGTTGCTTTTGGACAGGTATTATGACCCGATAGAGTATGGGGCGCCAAATGGAGAATATAGGTATTATAACCTTTCTTCATTCCCTTTAAGGTTTTTGGGTTACCTACTGATAATAAATGCATACTATTCCTTTAAAAATTTCAATCAAAGTAAAACACTATAATCCGATTAACTGGAGAATAATTTTGATAAAGCGTCCTGGACACTTATTGCCACTTCTGCTTCATCACCTTCATAATCTTGGTAATCGCTCATTGCGGAATAGATAGCGTCCAATTGCTCATCACTTAATTCTACCTCTACATTAGGACGATTATCCTCGATTTTAACTAATTTATATACTAACATATTGCTACTCCTTTTAAATAATCTTACTAATAACCTCTATAAAAAGGTTATTATAAAACTACTATACCGCTCTCATTACAAGGGTTTTTAACTTAGCAATTTTCGCTTCTGCTTTGGCGATAGCGTCCAAGCGCTTACTATCCAATGCCTTCTGCTTAGCGACCTTAGCGCTTACCTTAGCATTGCGAGCATCCTGCAGGTCTTCCTTAATTACTGCTTTAAGGGTTTTGACCAGGTCACGCTTCTGCTTAGTGGTTAAATTGGTGATAACTTGATTAATATCTGAAAACATTTTAATTCCTTTTTTTAATTGATAAAACCATTATACAGGTATTGGTAATAATGGCGAGATATATCTGCTGCTCCGTTGTATTAAAGCGACACTCTAGAGCGGATATCCAAAGTGCTTGGAAGCAGCGTCCGAACGGTCTTGCGTGGTTTGCGTGTAATGATGGTGCCGCCACTCTTGAGGAATACCAAAATATCCTCTTGGATGGCGATATCCTTAATAATACGGTTGATAGGTACTGAGCGCATATTTTTGCCTTTATGTTAATAAGTGTTGTATTGGAACAACGGTTTTTGGTGTAATTCCGTTTTCATTCAATAAAACCATTATACACGGACTGGCAAAAATGGCAAGTGGTATTAATGAGATTGGCAGAGGGCGCCGAGGTATACTGGTGAAAAGCTCCAGGAGTGTTGTATGGGAGCAACGCCGTTGGCAGGTTGCAGCCCGATATGTTGGCGCTGTTGCCTAGATGTGTTGTAAAAAAACAACAGGACAGACAGTTAAGTAAAAAAGCTGGGGGTGGTCAAGCTGTTGTTTCAGTAACTTTTTTACTCGGCCATTTTTCAAGGAATATCGAAATTTTTCCTAGGAGGAATCAGAGGATCCTAATTTTTTTCCTGAGCCCCGGATCACAGGAACCTTCTTTGCTTGAGTTTCTTCTACTCCACTATTACTTTCCACAGAGTTCGGGAAATTAACAGAAACATCTGCGAACTTGTAACCATCTCGATCTACCAGAAAAAATTCGTGTGGAACTATCTTATTAGAAATCTCCCTACACTCTCTTTCATATTCTTCAAAGGTCTTAATGGACTGTGGAAAGTTTCTCTTGAATTCTTTGTATTGGGCTTTAAGTGAACTATTCGTCATGTGACAGCCTCTGTGTGCTTATGTTGGAGAGATTTCTTTAATAATTTCTTATACAGTTTCTTCTCTTTAGTGAGGTTGTGCATCAGTATAGCTTTATACAGTTTTCTGATTAGTTTCTTTGATTTCATGTTCTATCGTCCTTCATCGTGTTCCTTTATCCATAGTAGTGCGTTATCAAAATTCATCCATCCTGATACTGGTCGATTTCTACTATCAGTCCATTGGTAAGTAATGGATTCTCCCACCCACCATTGGTTGGCTTCATGGTTCCATCGAGCCGAAGCATAAGATTGTTTAGTTAGATTCATTTGGAGGAGAATGCCATTTCATTTTGAATATTTCTGATTCTACCTGTGAACTGAACTCAAGGTATGGTGTATACTCTTTGCGTTTCTTGAGGACAACACCTTGCTCACATAACCAGAGGTTGAAGTGAAGTTGGTTATCGTTACGGTTCTTTAACCACCAAGTGGCAGCAGAAAAATAATATGGATCCACGGGAATGATGGGAAGTGTAGGCTTAGGAATTTTGGTGTTGTTCATCGAATTTTTTTAAGTTGGAATAATCTATAATACTACACCAAACACATATTTCTGATACTCTTGTAAGGTGCTCTCAGTATAGGTGTAAGTGTTCTTTAGTTTATCTTGGAATGCCATCCAAGACCTCATTTTATGGCCAGGAGAATATATTACGAAAGAGGTATTGGAATCCACAGTTACCACCATTTTATAGTAATTGTCCCGTTCTAATTTTAATTCTTTCGGTTCTTGGTTCATATTCTCGGTTGCTCAGAAATGCTGAGGAATGATTTAAGTTCTTTTAATTGATATACTTTGATACCATTTGGAATGGTTGCCGGAAGCGCCTGGAAAATCGCCGGTGAAACTGAGAGGTTATTAAGGAAGGATCTTCTAGTGGTATTCATCTTACGTTTCGCTTAATGTGCCATATAGTCCATCAAAAACCAGATAGTGTTCTAATGCTTCTCTGATGACAGACCATTCTTGTAAGAATCGAATACTGAGAATTAATCGAGGTTTCTTGGCGGTCCAGTTTAAAGCATGGAGTTTATCGGTTCTGACAAAACTGGCATATTCATTAAACTTGGTTAATTCATTACATCTATAAACTGGTTCACCCACGGTAGCCCAGCGTTCTTCTATAGAATTACCTTTTACTTGAGCTCTTGGTGATTTTTTATCTGGATACTCTGGATGTTGAAATTCAACTATGTGAATACTAGGTTCATTCTGCCATGGTACTATAGTATCCCACCAAACCATTTCTTGGTCATCATCTCCATTCAGAAGAATATTAAACCGAGCAGGAACAATCTCTTTGATTCCTTCGTGAGTATCAATATGTGGATTACCACGAATATCTTTTCTGGCTTCCATACTCTTATACACAAAGAACTGTATACGAGAAGTGTCAGGAACTAATCCAAGGCGTTCAAAGTGTTTGTTAATTTCTTGCCATGCATCAGAACTCAACCATTCAAGTTTTTGTTCTGTTGATAATGGATCGTATAGTAGTCCTGAATGACCAATACCCTTCTCTTGAAACTCCTGTACCAGCGGATCGGTAATCGCCTTAATCCAATCTAAACTCTCTTGACTAAGTTTAAAGGGTATAGTGTAGTATGGAATATCCATTTTAAATGTCGTATACTGAAAATATTAAATGTGTTCTAATTTCTCTTGACGGTGATATATTAATAGCATTGTGGTTCACATTAGTTTCTAAAAACCAAACTCGACCATCTGCTGGTATATGAACCACTTTAATCTCATCACCATCTTCAGCCATCATAAAGGAATAATCATTCGTTGTCAAGGCTATATGATATCTAATTGTGGTGTGTGGATCGATGTGTAAATGAAAGGATGCTGACGGACCTAATGTGGCACCATGGATCCAACGAATCTGTCCTTTACCATAAGTCTTGGTGTGGTAATCTTGTAATTGGTCTGTTATCACTTTGATATAGGAGTTGGCAACTAAGTCATCCATCTCCGTAAATTCTTCTGTAGATAAGTTAAAGTTTCTCATCAAATACTCTTGGCCGGAAGTAAGTGGTCCAACAAACTTGGATCTAAATTCTCCATTCTTATCAATACAGGCTTGTGGTATATTTTTAGGATGAGTAAAGTTGATGGTTGATTGGTTGTGTTTAATCTCCGTACCAGAAACTAAACCGTTCTCTGTATAACCTACAGCATTACCGATATCAATAACATCCTTCTTTAATCTCTCCAAATCGATTATCAAAGGTATTGGGTCAATTAACTTATCAACTTTATCATAAGTAACTAATTGTTTATTTTTTATATTCATGTATAGTACCTAGAATTGCCATACTGTGGGTTCCAGCAATACCTTGTGCTCTATAATAAAGGTGTGTTGGTCCATAATCTAAGTCCAATTCGATCTGTTCTGTTAATGGCCAAAAAAACTTAATCTCTTGTTGATTGAAATTGGTAAACATAAATTCTCCAAAAAATTATTTGAAATGTTCTACTAGTCCTGTTTTTTTTAAAAAATCCAAACTAAAAACTCCATCGATCCTAAGACTAAAACCCATCACCTCACTTGGTTCACCGCCATGCCATTGGTGATTATCAAATGTTGATATGTAACCTTTTGCAAAATGTTTTTCTTGTGTGTCAGCATCATAAACGAAAAAATCTTTTTGTTTGTTAAATCGAATCCATAGAAACTGGTCTTTCATTGACTTTTCTGAATAATCTCTATGTATTGGGGTATAATTTCCTTCGGGGTTTAAAAATACTACGACACGACCAATTTCATTAAAAAATCTCTGATTATTAATCCAGTCAAATAAAAAATCAAAATCTTTTCTTGGTGGCATATCCTTAGTTTCACTATCTAAATGCTTTCGATGAAACTTACCACTATTTCCTCCTAAAGATTTATCCAATGACCTAATAGCCAAGGCCTGATTTAATGACCTACTTTTTGTTGTTAATAAAGTATAAAACAATTGTTGGTCATGAGATAACAAATTCCATTCTTCTTCATCTTTTAGTTTTTCATTGACACCAACCCAACAAGTTTTTACCTCAACAAAATTTTTATTAATTAACCAAGTGCGACCCACAGCATCTTCAGGACCACTAAATGCAATTGTAATATTTTTTTTGTTTCTTGCAATGGCATAAGCCATTTTCTTTTCCAAATCGGATATATCATTAAGATTAAAATACTCATCCAATTCGAACATTGCGTTTTTTAATATTGGAGCATAAATCATTTTAATCCCCGATGTTTTATCTTTAAGTTTATATAAGTTTGACCTTTATTTAAAATCTCTTGTCTAAACTTATTCCTAGCCATATCAGCCGTATCTGATTCCAGAACTTCCGTATCTGATAATTTTATAAAATAGGTACTCTTTACTCTTGGTCTAAATTGATCCAGTTGTTCAGTTACACTTTTTGATATTTCATTGGCTTTAGAGGAACTCATACTCTCATGTTCCCATCTTAGTCCAGAATTGTTTTCTTTAAAATTAACAATTTTAATTCCAAACTTTTCAGGATTCAAAGACATTTCACTTTTCCACACATTAAACTTTTGATTGTCAATAGACAAACTTTTAAAGTGTACTTCTTCCCACAAATCTGAATTATCCAGAAACCATTGTTTTGCTTCGTGTACAGATTCTTCTGTTTCTCCTGGTAAACCAATAATCATTTCAAATAATATATGACTATCAGGATTCTTTTCCTTAAATTCTTTAAGACATTCTTTTAGTTTATTTGGATCAGCACCTTTGCCAATTTTTTTACCGGCATTTCTATTAAAAGTTTCAACACCAAAACTAAAATATTTCCAACCAATTTGGCCAACGAGATCCATCATTTCTGGTTTGGATGCTATTAGGTCTAAACGACCATAAGCCCAAAAGTCAAAAGGTCCAACTTCATCATGAACCTCTTTCATCATTCTCATTTTCTCAACAGTATCATTAAAAGTATCATCCATAAAAAAATAACGATTACTCTTATACTGCTCTTGATACAATTTAATATCTTCTGCTATCTGTTCTTTAGGTCTTACATAATCATTCTTGGTTTTTCCGTTGAGTGGAAAAGCACAAAAAGAACATTTAAAAATGCAACCTCTCGATATCTCTAAAGGTAAGACTTCATTAGGTTGTATAAAATCGGTTTCATGGAATCTAGTTTGTATATCAGTTACATCATTTACTGGATAAGACTCTTGGCAATTTATAGATTTACATTCATATGATATTCTTTTATTATAAAGTGTACCAATAGTTTCGGTTGTAAATTTTAAATCATTATTTTTGCCAGAAATATAATCCGATAAGGCAATAATGGCAATATCAGCATAACCATTAACAATCCAATCAGCATCATAAATCCATTTCATTCTTTCAGCTTTACTACCACCTATAACGATTGGTGATCTCTTTTTAATTTCTTCCCAAAAACCCCAATCGTCATCAAATCTAGTTATCTTGTCGTGATAAACTCTTTGACCTGGTTTATATTCTTGTTTACCTGGACCCATAAAGGTGGAACTAAAACCAATCCATAATGGCTTAGGTCCAGCGTCAATATAATCCAAAAGTTCTTGTGGTTTCCAAAATGAAAGATAATCTATAACTTCAACATCATAATTATATTTTCGTAATTCCGTGGCCAACCTATAAGCACCTAGTGTTCTAGGTCCGGTCATGGGTGGAGAATCAGTTAATAAGTAAATCAATCTTCAAAAACTAAAACTACGTCATCCTCATTTATGATCCAGAGGTCTTGATTCTCATATTTGGTCTGGCGCCCAGCATTCCAGTTAGGAAGAATGCTATCACCAATCTTGAGGTCTAATACTTCTGGCCCCACGGCAAGGATCACTCCACGGTTAACCTCATCTCGGTCAGCCACAGATAATACGATTCCTGATTTGGTAATCTTTTCTTTTTGGATCAATTCCACAAGGAGATTATTTCTGATAGGTTTTAACATTGTTCTCTTTCAATTTTCTACATCCATCAATAACTTCGGTCGGCACATCTGGATGCCAACCTCCCAATAACATATCACAATTATAACGGACTGTTACTGGTTTGTCAAACATTCTGTGGTAATCTTCATTCTGGACAAAACCAAACGCAGTAGAGATCAGCAAGATTGCGGCAATCAATTTTAAGGGTTCGATTATATCTCTTATATCTCTGAACATTAATGTATTTGTGCTTTGATTTGGTTGATGATATTTTGAACTTCGTTTCTTATTTCACTAGCATGTGGTAACCAAACTAGAATATGTTGTAGTAATTTTAAAAGTTCTCTAGGATCCATTTTTATATTTTAGAAATTTAATCACAGGCAAACTATTTGCCACTTTAATGTATGCATCCTTCATGGTGGGAGCCACTACTCTACAATGGAATATTCCATCTTCAATGATGATATCAAACGGTGCTAAACCAACAAAATTTTCATTCACGATACATTGAATATTCCAAGCTTTTGATTCTCGACAACGAACCATCAAATCATCAAATATTTTTTGTGGATCGAATGGATCCGTTTCCGTTACTTCAGGCATCTTCACTTAGAAATCTAGGACCAGTTTCACCTTCTTCCAACACAAAATCTTCTGCTAGTGCTTCAGCATCATCAATGTGTCGAACAATCCGTTTTTGAAAGAACTTATCATCCAAATACATATTCACAGCGTAGCCGTTATCAGTTTTAATCACATCGGCCTTTTTGTTGCCGTTCATAAATTTAGACATTGCGATTTCCATTTTTATCTTCTCCGAAAGCAAATACTTGAGCCGACTTTTCGGCTTGTTCTTTTGTTAAGTAATATATTGAACCAAGAATTTCATCTTTAGAATGGAATTCCACTTTATACGGTTGTATATATTCTTTTTCGAAAAAGACCACAGCCCGGCGCCCACCGGCCTCACCAATAAATGTAACAAGTTCTTCAAGTACCATTATGCAATCATTCCAATAAAACGATTTAATACAACACGGTTAGATAAACGGTTACCAGCATATTTACTAAATGCGGAAACCAAACCACGGGTAGTGGCATTCTCTCTTACTTCAAATTCAACATCATCATCTGTATCTAGGCCTTCTGAACGGAGTAAGTAATACTCATCATATCCAGCATTAGTAACAGTCAAACATTTGTTCTTACGGAACTCAGATTTATATTTGTCCAGATTGGATGTTTTAGGAAAAAAGTCATATGATGCACGACCAAATTCACGACCGGACAAAACATAGAATCCCACAATATTACAATTGGTTCTTTTCTTTAAAATCTTAATATAACTGGAGGTTATCTCACGGCCACTATATCCTGTATGAACTTCATTTCTATTCACAGGATCACGGATTACGAATTGTTTATCCATCCTGTAACCAGCACCACCATCCAACTCAGGACTATTATAGCCTGAATGAATATGTCCATTAGGACTTTCTGTGTAAACCTGTTTCAAACTGTGGCCATCACCGTCAGTCAAAAATACGGTATTCACAATCTGCAATTTGTATTGTTTCTGAAAGTGAGGAATAATCGTCATAGCAGAAATGATTGCTTCTGACAAAGGAGTTCCACCTAATTGAAACCAACTTGGTTTAAATGAACGATATTGTGAAAGTGATACTAAGGCCGATCCAGCATATGTAAATTCAGCAGCGGACATTTTACTCGACAAAACATTAAGTAATTTGTATGGATGTGTGCAAATATCTCCTACTTTTGGTTTAGGTGAATAAGCACCACGATCAAATTCGGAAGTGAAAGCATACACCTCATATGGAATATTTACCTTCTTGCAAAACATAACCAAATTGATTAATTGTTTGACTGTGTTTTCCATGTGATTCGACATACTACCCGACCAATCGAGAAACATTACCAATCCGTGTGACTTTGCACCAGGAATCACCGTCATCTTTTTGAAGATATCATCGATCATATTGTATGCGTAGATTTTATTCATGTTCAATTCACCAGTTTTGGCAATTGAAGCACGTTTCATCTGGTCAGCATTTTTACGGAGTTCAAATTCTTTAGAAAGATATCCAACAACCTTTTTGGAATCATTACGCAATTTCTGAAAACCTTTAATATCCAAACCAGTAACATTTGGATAGCCTCTTTCAGCAAATGTAGAAATATCTACTTTATACTGAGCCCACAATTTTTTATAACTAAAGATTGCTTCATTTAAATCGATTGTTGGAATGTTACCATAGTAGTAAGCTCGGTTATCATTCTTGAATAACTTACTTTCGTTTTTGCGATACGATTCATCCGTGTGTGAACGGATGCCATCTTCTGATCCAGATTCACCATGACCTTCAGGATTGGAACCATATTGTTCCGGTTTATCCTCATTACTATCGATTTCATCCCAATCGTTATCTTGGCTTTTACTTTCTCTTTCTTCGGTATCTTCATCCCAATCATCCTCATCGGAATCTTCATAGCCTTCAGGAGAAAATTCATCAAGTTCTTCCTCACCATCAGGATCAAACATGAGTTTTTTCTTCTCTTGCTCTTCCTTCATGTATTCCATTACTTCTCTGGCAACTTCGATTACGTTATCATAAGTTTCGGTAGATTCAATTTTTTCAACCAAATAACGCTCAGTAGAATTAAATTTAATATTTTGTGCAGCGCCACCTTTGGTATAAAGGTTAACACGGTCAATAAAATTCATATCATTCAAATCGGTGCCATTGGTGCCGAAAAAATCTTTATCGATTAGTTCTTTATAGGCCCTAATAAACGAGGTTCGGATTCCTGGATATTTGGTTTTGATTTTTCTTTCGATACGAGAATCTTCCAACACATTCATAATGGACATTGGAATCTTTTCTTCGTATGCTTTGGTCATTCCACTTAATGGAGTGTAGAGAGCATGGCCAACTTCATGACCCATAAAAAGGTCATAAAGATAACCCGAAATATCTTTATCTAAAATAGGTACGGTTAATACACGATTTTTAACATCGAAAGAGGCAGTTTGCACATTGCGCTGTTCGATGGTTAAATTTTCAGTAGCCATTAGTTTGGCTAGTAGTGATTTAGAATGAATTAGTTCCATGAGTTCTCCGAGTTAATAATCCATTATCTCACAAATATCGCTTACCGTCAAGAAATATTTGGCCGAGTGTTGTTTTTATACAACATATCGACTATTGATACATTTCTTTCATTTTTTGATAGTTGGATTGATCTTTTTCGAATCCGGACAATACTGCCCATTTGCGAATTACTGAATCTAAAGCTTTCCAATTGGGAACTCCATCATCATTTACAGGTGCATCTAACCAAATGTAGTGTCCAATATCATTCATGCTTCTTTCCTTCATCTTTATCAAAAATTTGTTGCTCAATCGATGCTGCCAAATCTTCGGCAAGCTTAGGATTGAACTTTACTAAAAAATATGCTACATCAGCTGTATCGATGTGACGCATATTGTATAATATTTCATCAATTCCTCGATGAATCTGATTTTCTTCCCATTGTGCTAACATAATTTCCTCATTGTATAGTAAAATTCTCATTGGATGTGACAGTTGAGCCTCTACTTTTAGCTAAACCGACTGATTCCAACCATTGTAACTCAATTTCCAGCTCCTTGGCACTCAAATTGCTCAAGTATGCCTTATATTCTTGCCATTCTTCTGTATTTAACACTATAATACCTCATTCTTTCGACCAAAACCTGCTGGATTCATTCCAGGAGTGACATAAACGTAATTTCCTTTGTGTAAAGGCGCTACACAAGTACCGGTGTAGTCAATTTTCTCTCTTTCGACCAAGGTCATCTTGTGATAATCCTTCATAATTCCCGATTTTGTGAGTGCTCCTCGAAATCCTGTGTCTAAACTGGCAATCTTTGGAGTTTCTCGACCTGCAGGAATAGAGGAAAGATATCCTGTAAGAGTTTTACTCTTGGATGTCGGAATAGTAGTTTTGGGAGAGATTAATTTAATCGATGCTAGCCATTCTTCGTGTTGCAACTTCTTGGCTTTTGAAACTTTGCGTTTCTTCGATTTTGGAATATAACCATAAATTAACATAACATTTCTCCATAAGAGAAACCATTATATTACAGATTACATTTGGTGTCAATGGTTGTGTTGTAAAAAAACAACATTAATACCAATACCATTTATTTTAAACGGCAGCATACCTACTTATATCAAAAATTCAAAAAAAGTTACTTTATTTTGGTAAACTTCTTTTCGATTTCTTCCTCGGTGTAAGCATCCTCATATTCCCAATTTTTTAACTGCTTTTTAATTTCGGGATGCTCCGTGGTACGCTTCTTACTATTTAAAAAATTCTTAGCGTAACTATAATCATCTTTGTAATCTTGATCTTTTCTAAACTTACCTACAAACTTCGTCAACTTACTTCTCCTATTTCATGGTTTCAAAAGTTATACCTCGAATTTTACTTTCCGGCATATTATGCATATCATCTGCTGAAATATAGGTAATATCAGCATGAGGATAACAAATTTTTACAAGTTTTAATAACTGGCAAATTGTACCATCAGAATCATTGAATGAGAAGATTTCATCAACACACTTCAGGTTTTTTATAATTTCACGGCGAGTGTCATACGATTGGACGTATCCACCTTCAGACCATTGCATCCACCAATCAGAATGGATTCCAACAACGAGCCAATCTCCTTTGGTTTTGCACTTCTTTAAAAATTTAAGTTCTTCTAATGTGAGTGGGTCATAGGTTCCACAAACAATAACAATTCGGTCTTTTTCGAACATTAGGGTAATAGATTTGGAAATGCCTCTTTTACAAATTTATAATCTAAACCCCTAACTCCTAAATCTTTTCGTAAAATACCAACAACTACTTCGGCCTCACGGGGTTCGATTGACTCCAATAACTGCAATAACAATTGATTACGTTTTTCTGGTGTTAATTTCTCAGCATCAGGATTGTTTTTTTGAACCAAATAAAGCTTTCGTATTTCGGTTGACAATTGACATTGTGAAAGTCCAGGAATTTTATTTGTTTCTGGAATCTTATATCCCTCAGGCATATCGTGTATCAACCATTGACTATCTGGATGATAAGTTAATTGTAAAACATCCACCAGTAGTTTTGATAGGTTGTTTTCGATTACTGCCATTCTTTCTTTTTTATTATTAGCTTCTTCAAACTCATCAAACACTTCATACAGATTCTTCATTAAAATTCCTCAATCACTTCCATTAAATTCTTTAGTTTGTATTCCATGAAATAATTTAACAACTTATTTCTTTTGGCAGGTTGTGTTTCTTCATATGTATTTATAATTTTAGATTTGATATCACCAGGAATGAGCCTTAGGTCAATAAGTGTTTGGTTGCGTGAAAAACCAACTCTTGCGCTTGTATCTTCCCATTCACCATAGTTTTCAGCCAAATACTTTTCAATCACCTTTTGTGTAATTGGTTTCTGCCTTAGTTCACGAACAAAACAATCGGATGGTGAGAAAATGTTTGGAATACCATCACCCTTATCACCACGAATAATCTTCTCTTTTAACTCCAATAATGGGTCAATCGATTTAACATATTTCTTCTGTGAAGGATTGTATTGCTTGACATTAGCACCATACATTTGTAATTGTAAGAAATCTCCGTCACTAGATAGAATTAAAACTTTTTGGTGTGGTGCATAAATCGGAACTAATGTACCAATGATATCATCAGCTTCAGCACCTTCAACATCGATTACTTTGTATGGAAAGTTTTCTTTGAGTTCCAACTTAAACTTAGCCAACATATCAAAAATAAGGTGCCAATCTAAATCCGACTTTTCACGGGTTTTCTTACGACCAGCTTTGTAGAAAGGAAAGAATTCTTTTCTCCAGTATTTACGGTTATCACAACATAATACCACTTCACCATACTCAGCTTTAAAATTCTTAATGTGGGTTCGGATGATGTTTAGTATCATGTGGCGAATTAGATTTTCATCTAGTTTGCCTTTTTGATTAGCGATTTGCGCCATGAGTCCGGCGAGTAATACTTGATTTAGGTCAATGAGTATCATAATAAATTTTCTAGTGGTATTTTCAGTAATATACCTATTGTATCACGTTTCGTTGAGTTTGTCAAATATTTTTTGGATGAAGGCGGAAGAAGTGGTAGTTTTCCTAGCGAGAACACCAAACCAATGTGCTGGTATTAATTCGGAGATATATTCGAGTGGGGCTGCAAAAACGGCATCAAACCGATCAACATTGTCCAAAACGTCATCCTCGATGTTATCTTTGAATAGTATGACATGATACTCATCTCCAAGGTCCGAACCACCCACCTTGACTCCTGGATTCTTGTAGGTGGCACCTTCGATGTGAACTGTATCCTTTTTGGGACCCGGTAAAAAAAAGTAGGCATCGAATTCTTCCTCAGTTAGTACCTTTAAGAAGTCTAGCATTGTATTCCTTGATATGTGATTTTCTGACTCGTACCATTATCCATGTATTGTAGTAATCTTCCGATTCCATAACACCACGAATAAACTGTTCTTTAGCTTCGAGATAACCACACTCTCCCTTGGACTGGCAAAGATGCAAAATTTCTCGACTAAAGTTTTCATGACCTAATGATAACACATCTTGCTTCAGTATGTCACTACTTCCATAGTAAGTTTGCCAATCACTTGGAGCCTTATACTTCTTTTTCTTACCTTTGACTTGCTTGGTTTTGGCAGAATAAAAGAATTTCTTGCCTATGTATTTCCTATCATTCGTCAGGTTTTTAATCTGATACACGAACCCGTAATTATTACCAATCAAATCTTCCGTAAAATCTTTACCATCATATTGCCAGATTAATCCCATTCTCCATTATCCATATCATCTTCATCCTCTATATAGTCCTCGGATAATTCTTCGATGATTTCGCCACAAAATGGGCAATGTTCTGGCAATTCTTGTGAGACCATTTCTTCCATAAATTCCACCGCATAGGTTGATTCGCAATTTTCGCAATTTCCGGATAGTATTTTATTTGTCATGTTGTTCTTTAGTGTCGGTTCTCGATGTGATATAAATCGAGTTTAGTTTTAAGTTCATAACAATGTGCTACATGTTGGCACAATTCTCCAACAGGTCTAAATTTAGGATCATTGGGAGTATTTTTACAATACATCTCATGTTTTGTATTTTCTAATGGACAATACAATTGTTTATTTAATTCACTTGTCATTTAATTCTTTCTTTTTGACTATTATATTGCCAATAAAATTTGATTAGTTAATAATGGAGAATAATTTATATTATTCAATAACGATTCTTTAATGTTATTACATTCAAACTTGTGTTCACAAAGGTGACTAGTTTGATTTTTTTGGTGTTCAGGTAACATCGAACAAAACTGGCCACACCAAGTATTCTCGAACGGACATAATTCTAGTTCATCTGTCATAGATAACTTTCACTATTTGGCCCACACATCACCCCAATCTCCGGACAAAGCACCTTTTGCATAATCGGTTGCTCTGTTCTCAAAGAAGTTTGTATGTGTTGGTGCGTTAATCATTTCCTCCACCCACGGTAAAGGATTACGTTTCACTTTAAACTGACCTTTGAGACCTAAAGAAATCAATCTACGGTCTGCAATATAACGAATATACTTCTTAACATCTTCTGCTGATAAATCTTCCATACCACCCATTTGAAATGCGAGGTCAATAAACTTATCTTCTAATTCTACCATCTTTTCAGCAATGGTGTATAATCTACCTTTTAATTCATCGTTCCAAATTTCACGATTTTCTTCTATATATGTCCTAAACAATTTAACCATATTCTCGGTGTGCTGAGTTTCATCAACAATAGACCAAGTTACAATTTGGCCCATGCCTTTCATCTTGCCATGGCGTGGAAAGTTTAATAACATAATGAATGAACTAAACAACTGCATACCTTCAGTAAATGCTGAGAATACGGCAATATGTGTTGCGGTATTCTCCTTAGTGGTATTCTGTGCTGAAATATTCATCACATAATCATGTTTCTCTTTCATCTCGGCATATTCCATGAAATCGTTGTATAACGTATCAGGAAGGCCCAAGGTTTCAATCAAGTGGGAATATGCAGCAATGTGTAATGCTTCTCTTGCAGCAAAACCTAAAAGCATCATCCGAATTTCGGGCTGAGGGAAATAAGGAAGATAATTATGAACATAGCCACCAGCAACGTCAATGTCTCCTTGAGTGAAGAATCGGAAGATGTGTGTGAGAAATTGTTTTTCTTCTTTGGTGAGTTTCTTTTTCCAATCTTTAACATCTTCGAGCATAGGTACTTCGGTATGGAGCCAATGTGATTGCTCATGCTTAAGCCAAGCATCATAAGCCCAAGGATAATTAAAAGGTTTGAAATATGTGCGTTCATCGGTAACCCTCGATTCTATTTTCTTAATCATTATTCTCTTTACTGTTAAACATTAAATGATGAGCCACATCCGCAGGTGCTTTTAACTTCTGGATTGGATATGACAAATTGTGAATTAAATTTTTCTTCTTTATAATCTAATGTTGCGTCCATTAAATATTGTGCTGACATGGAATCAACAAATACTTTAACATCATCTTTTTCAATCACAAAATCATCTTCTTCTTGATTTTCATCAAAACTAAATTCATATTGAAATCCTGAACAACCTCCTCCTTTTACGGACATTCTTAATGCCATATTAGGATTCTTTTCTTCTACAATCAAATCTTTTATTTTACTAAATGCATTATCGGTTACTTTAACCATTTTATACCTTACATAAACATTTGAGTTTGTAATCTTTTATCGCTGCTTTAATCGCATCTTCAGCAAGTATTGAGCAGTGGATTTTGACTGGTGGGAGAGCAAGTTCCTCCGCAATCTGAGAGTTCTTAATCGATCCTGCCTGCTCAAGCGTTTTACCTTTGACCCACTCGGTAACAAGGCTCGAGCTAGCAATAGCCGATCCGCAACCGTAAGTTTTAAATTTTGCATCTGTAATAATCCCATCTTTTACTTTGATTTGGAGCTTCATTACATCACCACACGCTGGAGCACCCACCATACCGGTGCCAACAGTATCATCAATTTCCATCTTACCTACATTTCTAGGATTTTCATAATGATCCAATACTTTTTCTGAATAAGCCATTTTATCCTTCGCATGCAATACAATCATTGCCTTGGGCTATTTGTGTCATATCTAATTCTTTAATGACATTTCTTTCAATCTTCTTGGAAACTTTATCTGCCTTACCAATCTTTTCAGAACGGCAATAGTATAATGTTTTCAATCCTTTTTTCCATGCCATAAAGTGAACAGCATGGATATACTTAATGTGAACATCTGGTCTAAAAAATAGATTTAATGATTGTGCTTGATCAATATATGCTTGGCGGTCAGCAGCAAGGTCGATAACCCAACGCTGGTCAATCTCCATGGAAGTTTTGAACACATCCTTTTCAGCTTCACTTAAAATATCTAAATGTTGGCATGATCCATCGTTTGCAATAATGCTGGACCAAATATCAGCATAGTCCTGCTCATCTTTTGATTTTTCTTTGACAATCTTATCCAGCCAACGGTTCTTGTTTAAGAAAGAGCCCGAAAGAGTATCCTGCCGATAAGCATTGGCACGGTAAGGTTCAATACTAGGACTAGTATTCCCCATGATAATGGAAGAAGAAGCATTGGGAGCAATAGCCATAAGATGACTAAACCTACGACCGGTACCAGCCGCATCAGGAGCTTCACCTCTCTCGGTACCCAATTCAATGTTCGCTGCATCTAAACCCTTTCGAATAGTTTTAAATATCTTGTTATTGGCTACTTTGGCCATAACTCCTTCAAAAGCGATCCCGTTACGTTGTAGATAAGCATGAAAGCCGAGAGCGCCGATACCAATAGAACGCTCTCGTTCAGCGGAGTATCTAGCCCTAGAGATAGCGTCAGGAGCATTAGCAATGAAGTAATTAAGCACGTTATCAAGCATTTCAGCCACATCTTTAAGAAAAAGTTTATTGTTTTTCCATTCATCATAGGTCTCCAAATTTAAGCTTGATAAACAACATACGGCAGTTCTCTGTTCGTTTGTTGGTAAAATGATTTCTGAGCAAAGGTTTGATTGGTGTACCTTCAATCCTTTTTCTTTTAGAAAAGATGGAAGTTCACGGTTACTTGTATCAATATAGTGAATATAAGGTTCACCTGTATTCATACGAATCTCTAACAGTTGTTGCCATAGGTGTCGAGCAGATACCACTTCACGGATTTCTCCTGAGTGTGGATCCTTTAGTTCCCAATCATCACTTGCTTCGGGATCTAACATACATCTTTCCAGAATTTGCATGAAAGCATCGGGAATGTTTACACCATGGTGGAGATTCAAACAACGAACATTTGGATCGCCTGTCGGCTTTCGCATTTCTAAAAAAGAAATGATATCAGGATGAGATATATCAAGGTAAGCGGCATAAGAACCACGCCGAGTGCGACCTTGGCGATAGGCCAAAGAACTCGCATCGTAAATTTTGAGATGAGGCATAACGCCTGTTGACTTATCATCAGCAGCACGGATACCAAATCCGATACCAACACCGCCGCCAAGCATAGAGAGCCAATTAGTTTCCGAAAGGTTATCAACTAATCCCTCCGCAGTATCTTCAATATAATTAAGGAAGCATGATATAGGCATGCCACGCTTACTACGACCAAAAGAGAGAATGGGAGTAGAATAAGAGAGCCAATGTTTACTGCTGTATTCATATAATCTTTGTGCATGATCTAAGTTTGTTCCAAATGATTTTGACACGAAAGCGAACCTGTGTTGTGGAGAAGTTTCATCTTCTCGCATATAAGATTCTTGAAGCCTTTTGATTCCAAGTTCATCGAATAGTTCATCTCGCTTTAAATCTATGTTGATGCCAAAATAATCCATAATCACCTTGTTATTGTTATTGTTGAATGATATACTACTTAACCTTTTTTAAATCTTTTTCCAATTCACAAACTCCATCATCGCTCTCAAATTAACAAAGGTATTTTTATCTATAAATTCTTGAATTTCATCCGGTGAAAAACCATCGAGAATCATATCATTAATATCTTTAGCCTCTACCATTTCTGGCCAGATCACCACATTAAAATGGTTATCAATTGCGTGATGGATCTTGTTAACTATTTCTTTGTTACGAGGCTCGTTATCAAAGATTAAAACCACCTTGGACTTGTCCAATACATCGGTAATCGATTCCAAATTAGAGTCTGCCGTTGCTACTGCGTTTTCTAGAAACATCGAATCAATTGGACCTTCTACAACATATACTAACTTATCCGTATCTATCCTGTCAAGGCCATAAACTTTTTTATTATCATCATGTAGCTTCAATGTTATGTATCTAAGTTTGGATTCACCTAATGACCGACCTTGAACGGCAAGAAGATTCTTTTCTTTATCGTAGAAAGGTATAACTAACCGCTTATCATTTTGATGAAGGCCTTCTTTCTTAATCCCCAAACTTTGTATGAAGGCTGCAAAATCTTCCGCATAATATAGTTGCGAATAAAGGGTCTCCGGGATACTCCTTTGCTGAACATAGTTCTTAGCAAAATGCGCCTTTGGTAACGACTCAATTGTTGGAAGTTCCAAGGCTTTTTTGAAAGTGGGTTTTTCTGTTTTAAATTCTTCAAATTCCGGCTTCGGATAGTTGTTGTTCCCTGTTTCACCATTTTTATATCTTTCAAGCTGATACTCTTGTAACAGATTTGAATCAACCTGTTTCAGAAAATTATAGAATGTGGTCGACACACCACAATTATGACACATATAAAAGTAGTCATTTTGTTTTCGATGAATGTAACCACGAGCTTTTAGCTTATTCTTCTGTGAGTCGCCACAGAGCGGACACCGGAAATTATAAAGGTCATCCTTCTTTTTGGTAAACCTTTGTAATTTCGGCGAAACCTGTAACAGGAAAGACCTGTCAATAAAAACACTCATAATATTGTAATACCAATCAAAAAATAAAAAACTAATTAACCATGAAATAACTTGGTTATTGTATCAGTATTGAAGTGAGAAATCAACCATGATAGAACAATAATACCACCGGCAAGCATCCATTTATATTGGTTGAGTTTATCGAGAGATTCTTTCTCGGATTTGTTATGGTTGTTAATCTCGACCCTAAGATCCTTGATTTCTTCCATAATGCGCAATTCGGTAATCTGGACTTTATCGATTACAGTATCGATGCGGTCGTGAATGTCTTTGATTTCGGCATTCTTTTCCATTCGTTTTTGTTCCATCTCTTTGTAGATTTGTGTGGCGTATCGTTCTTGTTGCATGACAAGCTTTTCGATTACATGATCCATTTTTTGGCAAAGAGAAGTTATTGTTGCCACTTGGGTTTTCAAAACACCAACATCGACTTTTAATTCTGTAACATTATCTGGCATCGCTATTCTCTTTTATTTATTAAGGTTATTAACGATTTCTCGTTGGTATTGTTTGTATTTCAGTAGAACTTTCTTCTAATGTTCCACCAGCTGCAAATCCGCCACCCATGCCAACACCAAATCCCAAGCTTGCTATTTTTTCTCTCGTTCTACCATAGGATGAAATTCCTAATATAGCACCCATCGCCAAATAAAATAATCCACCACCGCGGAGTGTCATTGGTTCCCATTGTGTGTAAACATGGCCCGAATACTCACCTTGTAATATTGTCCAACCTACTGGTGCAAGTATAAAATCGAAAACACATATACACAAAAATGTCCAAGCCATATATGGACGCCAATTTCTTGAAATCCAATCATTTTGATAAATTTGTTCAGTTTTTTTCTTAGTCATTTAACTTTTCAATATTAAAAGAGCTTGATTATAATTTGCTCTTCTTTCTAATAAACCTGTATCGCCACCATTAACGATCCTACTAACCTTATCTATACCTTGTTTTTCAAGATAATGGTTTAAATTTTGTGTTTTCCAAAACCAGCAAGCTGATTCTGTGGCACCATCCACCGTCAACAGATAATCACAAACCTCTTCAATCGGCATATTTGTGTAGTTAGCAAAATCTTGGTAACTACTTCTACCTGTTAGCTGTATGATCCCACGACCATGAAACAACCAACCGTCACCACTTTCTTCATCACCGTTACCCATACGATTGGCATAAACATAATTGGCAATCTTTTCTGGTTGCCTTGCATATTGATTAGTAAACTCAACATTAGGAAACCTTCGAGGCCAAACTCTCATTAGGCCTTCAGCACTATAATTTAAATTTTCATTTAATTGTGTGAAGTTTCCTGACTCAACGGAACACTCCGCTATGAAAGCAGCAATACGCTCAATTGTATCTAATTCTGTATCAGGGAAAAACAAAGCAAATGAGTTGAACCAATTTTTTACATTCGGATTACCTGGCAACATTTTAGCCAGTTGTTGAACAGAAAAACTCATTTTACTTTACCGATTCAAAAATCTTCTTTTGTTCTTTGTACCATTTTTGCCAAGATTCTAATTCTTTAGCGACTTCGTGATACATTCCATAATTCTCAATAACAACACCAAAGATTTCACTTGCGGCCGCACCGGAAGGAATTTCTTTAAGTTCGGGTGCAGGTTTCATTAAAGCATCATTTGCTTTAGGAAACGTTTGTGTGACCGGAACAGTCGAACATCCAAAAATACTAACAATACAGAGAGCAATTAATGTTCTTTTCATTTTTTACTCCCATCACGGTTACGAGCAGCATCATTTAGAATATTAATAACACTCTGTTCAACTTTACAATGTAAATCGAGTGTGGCTGCTTGGGCTCTCATCCTGCTTTTATTAGTATCAGTAATTCTTTTTATCTCTTGTTGTTGTTTCAACATTTCTTCAAAAAGTTTATTATTAAGAGCTTGTGAATCCACTTCAGCTTTGCTAATCTTCTGCTGTAACTCTTTAATCTTTTCTTTGTATTCGTTATCTTTAGCAATACCACCTTCCATCCATACGGCAAACACCAAACAAACAATTGATATGATCTGTATTAGTTTTGTGTATCCACCAATGAATGGAATGTTATTAAAAAGTGTGCTGACGAGGAATACCAATATACTTGCACCAAGCAATATATGAAAAAACACATCAGGTAAAAAACTTAGTATCCACATGATTATCTCACTTATTAAAAATTATAATTTAGGTGAACTTCTTTTAGCCATCGAAATCATTACTGGTGTTTTCTTTTTCTTCATATTAACACCAGGTTCACCACCTTTACCACCGGCACCAGCAATAGCGCCAGAGCTTACTGCATTAGTTGGTCCAGCAACTGCGGCTGCGGCACCATCTTCTTTAACTGGTACACAATTAGGTACTGTTGCACCATTCTTTTGTTTTGTACCAATAGCGGTATATCCTGTCCAACAAGCTTTCTTTAAATCGCCGGTTGGTTGTTTAACTTTTTCGTCCAAGTATTGTTTAAATGATTTCATTAACAGTTCCACTTTCTTAATGATAGTGCTTTACGAGTTGGTTCGCCGTTAGGTTTCTTCATCGGACCTTCCATACCACTCATTCGAGCACAAAATGATTTTCTACGATTTGCTGCTTTAGAACCAGGTTTTAATTTCGATGGAGGTGTTGTAACTGCCATCGATAATTTGGAACCAGGATGTTCTCTACGATACGAAGCGATACCTTTACGGTTTAATCCGCCTTTTGGATCTTTACCTGCTTTTCTTTGCCAAGCAGCAGATTCTTCTATATGATTTTTAATCCATGCATCAGGACTTTTTCCATGCTTAGATACAAAATCATCATGTAAATCTTTACCGGTAGTATTACCTTTTTTAGATATATCTGTCATCAATTTATCAATTGATTCATAGTCGTGGTTATCCAACTTCTTTAAGCCTTTTTCCAAGGCGGTAACACAACAGCAATTTTCTTCTAAGTATTGTTTAAATGTTTTCATATCTGTCGTAATATCTCTGCGATATTCATATCAACTGGTATTTCAGATGATCGAATGTTTTTGCCATTGATACCATAAATCATATCGGGCATCGTGTTTAAATATAACAAAAATGTTTTCAAAATATCATAATCTCGTTCATCTATTCTATAAAATAATATTCTGGCGGTTACTACCGGACCAAAAACATTATTTAATAGAATGATATGATTTAATATCAATCTTTCTTTGAGGGATTTGGAAACTTTATACCTACGAAACAACCTCTTTAGGTATTTGGTTCTTTTAATATCTCCTTCAAATTCCGACATTACGCAATGTGAAGATGTATAACACTTCATTGCATACATCATAAAATTTTCTTCATTCAAATCATCAAACATAATTTATAACTATTCTTTTAAGAGTTCTTCTAATTCCGTTTCGTTAGCAATAGTAGCAAAAGATTCGTAACCCTCTTTGGTAAAATTATAATTATAGTAAAAATAATAATTTTCTTTAGATTCTTCTAAATTCAAAGCCACAACTTCTTCACCTTCTTGTATATCTCTGAAAATTATTCTAGGTAATTGAATACCATATGGTGCCATTATCTTTGATGCGTTCACCCAACCAAGGTAAGGATTCAACCAACATTCAGTTAAACAAAGGTCTAACTGCTCATTTATAGAATCGATTGAATCTATAAAAGAATCGGAAGTAGAAACAACGGAGATATTCTCTCCGCTGTGTTCTCTTATAAACTCACCAAACTTTAACATTAAACTCCACCAAAGATGCTATTAGCACTTGTATTAGCAGAACTTGTGTTAGATGCAACTGGACTTGCTAAAGCAACTAAAGTTTCTTTCAAGAAACGAACTGTACCATCGCTATTGATTTTGCGTGTAATACGATTCCAACCTTGATTGACACTACCAAGTTTAGTATTAGCAACAGTAGAACCACCAGCACCACTTGTACCTGATGTGTTAGCCATACGAGTACCTGTTACTAAGATCGTATCGTTAGCAAAGTTAGCTTGTGTATTGGCGCCGTAATTAATTGCGGTACCAAAGTAAACAGTTTCACCAGCTGCAATCGGTTGAACTGTATTACCAACAAAAGTGATTCGTTTGTCCGCAACGGCCGTGGTCATACTTGAAACACGGTTATTAGCTCTCCAAAAATCAACATCGTTTTGATCAACAATTGAAGCATCAAAGAAACGTGATAGTGCGTTGTTAGCTAAAGCGTAAGCATACTGACCATTCGCAACAGTTAGTGTTGGATTGGTTGTAAAAGTAATTACGTTTGTTCCTAATGCTGTCGCATTTGCTGTTACTAATGTTGCAACAGGACGCACTTCCCGCATATCTGGAAAGTGTGGCTTACTGTTAGCAGCATCTGTGTTAGACCATAATGGCATTTTTTTCTCCTTTTAACCTTTGGTTCTGATTGTATTTATCTTATTTCTTACTTAGCCTGTCGAATGCCATTTGGCCAGGAACTACATTCTTCATCAATGGATCAATCTCAACGGTATCTCTTTTGATTCCCGTTAATGTTGTTCCACCAACCATGACTGCTCTTGCTTGAGGCTTCTTTTGGTCCATGTTATCTTGACCATCAGGTTTATCAATTTTTGGTTTTTTACCATAAGATTGAGCTTTATCGTCTTTCTCCCAATCGTAGGTTTCTTCTTTCACACCCTTAGCTTTATAAAGGGATTTAATAATACGAGCAGACTTTGTTCTTTCAGCTTGAACCGATTCTTTATTCAAATGCTTTTCTAAACGGTCAATAGCAGAAGTCATATCATCTTTGTTTGTATCAGCAACAGGCACAGTCACTTTAGATGGATCCTGGTGTAATTTTTCTTGACGTTTTTTCTCAATGTCGTTATGCTTCTTTTCTCTTTCATCAGCAGCTGCACGCCATCTATCTAAAGCAGTAGTTTTTGGCATTTTGGCTTCATCTAAAACTTCTTCACTTGTAGGTTTGCGATCAGTTAAACGGTCTATTGCTCCGTCCCAACTTTTAGAACGCTTCTTGATTCTTACATTGAATGCTTTACGTTGTTCACCAGGTTTTTTCTCAGGAATAGGCTTTTGTTGGCCCAACCAAGATTTAACTGTTTTCTTGGAGATTTCAACAATCTGTTCTACTTCTTCATTATCAGTTGCTTCTAGGATGTTTTCTTCACGAAAATTATGTTCGTGGTTTTGTTTCCATTGTAGAAATTGGCCAGATTTTGAATGAGAAATCTTTGTGTCCGTAGAAACAAAGTTAGGATTAATTCCTCTAGATTTCAGAAATTGGTTTAACAGCTGTTGCTCAGATGCTTCAACAATACCTGCTTTGGCACCCCACGGATCCAAAGGATCAATACCTGACTTTCCTCTGGCGGGTTCAGGATTCTGTTTAATGATATCCTTTAATCTTTTCATTTTGCATCACTTTTAATTTTATTGAAAGCTGAACGAGCTAAATCTCTGGCACGGGACATTGGTGTGTGTATATTACCGCCTTTGTCCTTAACATTCTTTGACATTTTTTTCCAACCATCTTTTTCTAGAGCAGCTTCACGATCTTGACGGTCAACGTCCATTTGATTAAATTTACCTTCTTCAACTTGTTCAAATTCTTCTGGTAATTTACCTTTAGGACCGTGAGTACCTAAAGCAGATTTGATAGCAGGTTTAAGTTCTTTTGCTCGATCTCCACGGCGTTTTTCGGCATAAGCACCAGTTTCTTTACTGACACCAGGAGTATTCATTCCTGGAATGTTTCCTAGATTGGTTTGACCTGTGCGAGGAAACTTATGTGGCAAATTCATACCTGTCCGAGCAAGTAATTTATCAGCTTCTTCAACTTGTTCAACTTCTTCATTACGATTCTTTGCAAGGTTCTCAGGAGCAGAGATAGAATCTTTCTTAGGACCTTTAGCATCAGCAACAGTCAATGGGGTGTCACCTTTAGCTTTACGGAGATAAGCAGGCACATCCGATTTACGGACTGTTTCTAGAAGCCTAGCAGCAAAAGATTTACTCTCTTTAACTTTCTTTTTACCACGGAGAATATCAAAATCTTGACCATCAATTTTATTATTATGGTTGGCATCAATCTTAGCTTGATTACCTTTGAGTTCTTCTTTCATGTTCTTATCAGCAATAGCCTTTTTCATGGATTCTTTTTTATTACCATCTTTATCCATATCCAAAAAATCTGGTTTAGCGGCTTCTTTCATCTCTTTGTCCTTAGGACCTTTGAGAGCATCAACAGGAGATTTAGTTTGATCTTGGCGAGCTTTCTTAGAATTACCATAAGAAGAACCATACACTTTTGTTCCAGTTGGAGTTGCAACTTTTTCGTGGCCAGATTCACTCAATGTTTGTGATTCAACAGGTTGTGCAGGAGCAAATGGAACTCGGCCATTTGGAGTTTCCACTACAACAGGTTTTGGTTCTTCTTTTCCAAGAACCTTATTGACCGCATCGATCATTGATTGACTTACTTTACTGGATGAAAACATTTTTATTCTCCGTTTATTTTCTTTTCTTTTTCGAAACACTTGTTGCTCGAATTTTATTATCATTAGGTGTCACTAAAGGTTCTTTATTTGTGGCACCACCAAGAGTTCCTCCGACACCCATATCATAGGCACCAGGATCATCTATTGCTTCTTTTCTAAACTCACCAAAAGCTTTCTGTTCACTATATGTTTGATCACCTAAACCAATTCCTACACCAGATCGTGAATTGAATGTTGCACCAATTCCTAATCCTTGATTCTTTTGCATACTGTAAATGTCATTAAACGTTTTTCTTTTTAAGCTTTTGGTTTTTTCTTTATCTTGCTGGAAGTTGGGCTCTTTCGGCGTGGATTGGATTTTGATTTTGGGATCGCTGGCTTCGTATGCACGGAAGGTGTAACCGGAGTTACTGGCGAGGTCACCGTCACGGACGTCATCTTGCTTTCCGGCTTTTCGCTGGATTTGCTGGACTGGACTGTTGTTGTCAACGAGGACTTGACCGGTTTTACTTTTAATTTTTCTAAGAAATTTGTTAGAAATTTGAACATTTTTATCTTCCTTGAATAATGATTCTATCTTGTAATTAGTATACGATTTGTTATTCCTACACAACCAATCTTCAGCTGTTTCATTCAATACCCTTGAATCCAGAAATTCATTAGTGGATTCATATATTTGGTGGATATCTTCTTCTTTACTATCTATGTCGCCTGTATTATCTAATGGAACAAATACTTTAAAGGCTTCGGTGAAATATTTAGTATTTCTCTGCGATTTTGCCCATTTGTCACGGCGGACCGACTCAATCATCATTCTGGAGAGTAATGAATTTCGTTCTTTACTGGCTTCATCTGATGTGTCCACAAAGACCATCATGGTTTCATAACCCAATTCTTCAAGTTCTTCTTTAATATGTTCAATCTTCTCATTATCATCAGCAGGACCATTAACAATCAATGGACCACGGTTGCGGATAGCTTCTCTCCGTATATCTTTGGATTGTTCAGATAATCTCTGTTTATCAGCCAAGTAATCGATGGCTTGGACAAAATTGAGTTCTACGATACGGCTTTCGGAGATGGCTTCACGGATAACAATATCTTTACCTGAACCAGGACCACCAGTTACAAAGATTGCTTTGAAAATACCACGGTCAACATCTTCGTGTATTCCCATACCTTTACGGACATCCTTATACAACTCTTTGGCATGAGCTTCGTGTTTCACCATGTGTGTGGAGAGACCTTTTTTGAATTCTTGATATTTGTTTGATTTGGCATGTTCCCGCATCTTGGTGCCGGACATACCTTCAGCACCTTCTGCGTCAGGATCTCTAGATCCGGATGAGTGAACTGTGATTTTTTTGAAATTATACGGTACATGACCTGACTTGTCGGCTTTACCATTATAACTGTTTAATTTTTCTTTATACTCTTTGACACGATCCGAACCAGCAACTACATGAAGGTGTGTAACACCTTGTTTATGGAGCTTTTCAGCGTGATGAAAGATTGTTGGATGTTCTTTATCCGAACCTTCAATATTAGTATTTGGGAAAGCTCTCTTGGCGTGCTTAATTTTATCCTTCTGACTTAGTGGATCTTTTTTAGCATTCGTTGTATGTGAAAGAACAACATGATGTTCAGCATTATGTTTAGCTGCTACTTCTTTAACCTTGTTGATAACCTTTTCATGACCCGCTGTTGGTGGATTCATCCGACCAAAAGCCAACACGGCATGCTTACCAGATCCTTCTTTTTCTTCGACTAATTCTAGGAACGATTTCATTGTTTTAAGATGCACCTATCTTCATATTTGTCAAAGGACCATTGTTGTGTTTAGATTGTAAACTCAAAACTTTGGCGCCTTTTGTATCATGTTCGTGTTCGTGTGCATGAACGTTAATATTTGCTTCGCCACCTTTATGGAAAGATAAATGATGAGCATTTCTAATTTTATGATATGTTTCATTGTCGGACGGATCGCTTACCGTAGCTTTGGCTTTCTTATCATGACCACCTTGGCCATGAACTTTAACATAAGGTAAAGAATGTTCTGAATTGCCTTTAATGTAAGTATGTAGAATATGATGTTTTAATTCTTCCGGATGAGTTTTAGCCATTGAAGAATAACCTTTATGCAGTTTATCTCTCACTTCATTATTAATTATTTTGGCGTGTTCGCCGGCTTTTTTGTATAACTCACTTTTTTTATATTTTGGATTTTCTACTTTTTTCTCATTATCTAGGTGTTTAGGCCCTTTGATAGCTCTTACTGCTGCAGCTTTATTTGTGCCAAGTCCATGTTTAGTCATAAACTCTTGGTGGCGTGTTTGTACATGGCCATGGATATCATACTCACTCATGATTTTCTCCTGAATGTTTGCCTAAAAACTTACTGAGTTCTTTTGTTCCGCCATTATGAAAAGGAATCTTATTAACTTTACTTGACTTAGCAGACAATCCAAGATAGTGATGTTTTGCTGTAGCGGGTTTTTTATGAAATTTGACAGCAATGTCCGATGGGTTTTCTTGTTGAGTGGCTTTGAGGCCTGTTTTTCTCTCAATGTCGCCAGGTTTTGGAGTTAAATGAACTTCGTGAACACCTTCATAACCTCTTTTTTTAGCATGTTCATGAAAAACTCTGGATTGTTCTTTAGCTCTATCTTCTTGGGTTTTTACTTCGTGTGTACCATATTTCTTATCATGATCGGCTAATTTTGATTTGTGATATTTGTCCTGTGTTTCATGTTCTTTGTCAATATACTTTCCAGAATTTAAATGTTTAGCCAATTGAGTTTCGTTGTAACCACCACGATAAGTATTTAATTCCGCTGATGCCGCCTTTGCAGCTTTATGTTTAGCACTATCTGCGGCTGACATGGCAGGTTTTTTGGCAAGTTCATCCAATCTTTCTTCATGTAACTTGTCGACCAAAATTAAACCATGGTCTTTTTTCAATTCTTTAGCTGCTTCATCTGGAGTTAAATGTCCGGAAACTGTGTGAGCCAAATCGCCATATTTGTTATGGACGTTATATACATTGTTCTCGGTATCATGACTTAACTTATACATTCCTTTGGTTGGATGATAAAAAGAATGGAATCCTTTTTTAATCTGTTCCAATAAGTAACTTTTAAAACTTATCATTTTCTCACCTTTAACAAATTCTGTTTAGCAAACTCAGCACGATTAACCAACTTAGTAGGTTCTTCTTTACCGCCTTCAGGTTTATGGTTCACTACAAAACCCTCAGGTTTAGATTTCTTACCATCAATATGGTGGTGATATCTACCTTCATGAGTTTCTAATGAGTTAACCAAAGCGTTTTTAGCCTGATGTAAATGGTGGTGCATGGAGAATAGGTTACCGTAATGTTCTTTATGCTTTTCTACATGAGCAATCTGTTTCTTACCTTCACCAGTTTTTTCTGTTTTAGATTTTTCTGTTGAAACTTTAGAAGCTAACTTTTCATGAGCATCATGTAAGTGTTGCTTAAATCCTTTGACACTTGGAACTTCATCATGCCTTACTGTTTTGTTTATGTATGTTGATAGGTGGCCAGCTTCTCCACTATGTTTTGGATGAACGGCATCATACATTTTGTGGCCATGTGTATCATGGATTTCTTTGGCGGCTGTCATATGTTTTTGAAAGTGTTTCTCATTCTCGGGCGAATGCTTTACTTTACTTGTGTCATGTTCAGCACCATGTAAGTGGACATCCGGATGATCTTTGAACTTACTCATATCTGGATGAGGAGAAACGGACATATGACCGATATCAGATCCGTGATATTGTTGATGTACCACTACGCCAACCTTGGATTTCTTAATCTTATCTGCTTCACCTTTTTCCTTAGGAGTATAGGTGATTGTATTAGGTGTAAATGACACCTTAGAATCTTTGGCTTCCACGATATAACCCTCATGGAGAGTTTTGGTATCAGCATGGTGCATTAAATCACCTTGGTATACACCAGTTTTTGGTGTTACCTTAGGTAGATGCTTTAAAGCGTGTTTGAGTGTTTTTACTAAACCCGGTGCGTGGCCGTGGTTCTTTTCAATATCTTTATCTGTATGATTGATCTTGGGGTTCTTATTGAAGGCCGACTTGGTGGCCACAAAGAATTTACCATTTTTAGGGTGATGACCAAAAACGATTGATGGAGAACCATCATATTTCATCGTCAGGTTACTATTTTGATGTCCAGCAGTAATGTGTGCATGAGCTTGATTTAAAACACCAAAAGCGTGTTCAAAACCCTTGTGGCCATGCATCAAAGGACGATCTTCAGCATGATGTATATGCTTCAAGCTCGAAGCTTCTTCAGATTCTTCTTTTAAAAAAGTTACAAACGATTTCATTGATTATCTTTCTGGACTTGCAACACACTTTGGTTGCCGGTTTACTTATTTATACAACATTCAACCTTTCGGTGTAACAACTTAGAAAGATTGGCTTCGATACATAGTGTCGAAAATATTGGATTTAAAACTTGGATCCTTCAAAATCCAACCAATAGGTGTTTATTTGACCTTTACCACGCAATGCATAGAATGGTAAAGTATGCATTAAACCTCTACTGGAGTTATAGTATATCAAATTTTTAGGGCTTTCGTCAAGTGCCCAAGCAAAATGTGTTGTTCCTGTGTCACCACCTACGAATGTTTCCGAGGTCATAATGTGGTAAATATTGGTTAGAAAGTCGGTGCTGGTTTTCCATCCATCGACCTGTATATCCGTTGGATGACAAATGATCTTTTCGTGGTCCATATATTCTTCGGAACTATATTGTTGAAGTATCGATTCAAATACTGGCTTTGGCCAATTTCGGTAAGTATTGTAAGGTGCGTCAAGTAAAGGACAAACAACAATCTTCTTTTGCATCTTTTCTTTATTTGGTATTTTTACCAAATCTCCAGAGATATCTCTAAAGTCCCAAAGATTTATGTTTTTCCAATTTAACTTTTCTGTGCCAGGTTGTGCTGAGAAGTAATCAGTATTTAAAATCATCCATCGATGAAAATCCCTAACATATTCAGCTGGACTTAAACCGTCCATCAAAATGTGGAATTTTAAATTTGGATTATCTTTTCTGAGGTATTCAACAACATTAGCAATAGCAACCAAATCGCCATTGCGAATACAATTGCCGAATACTCCACATTCGATATTGAGAATCATATTACCAAATCTTTTACATACACCAATTTTGCATTACGGTCACCGTAGTAATGTCGTTTGAAATCAAATTCAACACCATGGCCATCCCAAATTCTCATATCTTCATCCCAACAAACAATCGTTTCTTTGTGCATTAAGTCAGCAATGATACCGATGCCTGTAAATGTGGTGATAAAAGGTTTAGGACTATTCTTAATGAGATTTAGATTATACATGATCGGTTTTGTATAGTCAAGATAAAACACTTCATTGGGATCAAGATTTGTTCCACCTTCGACCACATTTGTATTTCTTCGTGTATCTATATTAGGATCTTGTTTTGATGACCATCGATCACCAATGATTGTTTTAGTGATAGTTTCAATTTCAGCATCAACCATTGGATCAACTTCAATTTCAAAATCATCATCAACTTTAAAATCTAATTGATAATTGTCACGAACCCAATTTTCATATCGACAAGTTTCGATTGGTCGATCTGCTGCTTCTTGGTCCATGCGAGTCCATGAACTAATTGTTAATATATCACCATAGTTAAAGACCTCATCGTGAAAATATACTTCACTAAACATGGGTTGATATTTTAAAAACTGTTTGATGCCGGCAAATTTTCTCATTTCTGGCCGAATAAACAATTCAATCTTTTGGTCAAAACGTTTTGATATTCCTGAGATCACAGGTAAAGCATTACAAAAGTCGCCTAAGTTGGCGGTGCAATCAATCCTCAGCTTCATTAAAACTCCTAAGTGCGACAAACCAATCTTGGTCATTAACTCGATGTAATTCGAAAAATTCAGGCTTTTGTAAATATGCCATCAATAATAATGTTTGATCATCATCCACCAAACCATTTTTAAATAAGTCATCAAGACTGTGGTGTACCAATCCTTCTAATATTGGCCACATCTCTTTACCTGCAACGATACAAGGACCTGTGATGTGAACATCATTATTTGATATTACATCTTGGATGAATGTTCCATCAACCCAATCTTTAATGTTGAAAAGGTGAATTTTGTTTTTATCAAAAGAATATTCCCACCTTTTGTTTCCACCTAAGGTATTTTCATCACGGCAATAACCAAAGTCCAGCCAAGCAACTAAATCAGTTTCAATGATGTTGGATTGTATGGCACGATTGACAAAAGCAGATTTTAAAGCATTGACGAGAACGTAGTCAGCATTCCAATATTCTGGATTTTTTACTTGCATGGGATTTATTTTAGCTTGATAATCGGGGTTCGTTTGTACCTTTTTGATTTCTTCCCTGAGCATTTTAAAACTTTCGGGAAAATCAAGCGTAAGAATTTCGGTTGGTCGATCTTGGCGGAGAAACTTAATCTCATCGACCATATCTTTTGATGTATATACCACCATATCGTTTTCAAGTTTAGCCATGTGACTAAATCTTTCTAGATAGGTTTCATTTGTTCTTTGTAGGTAATGTGGTAATCCTTTATCGGGACTCCATTCACCACGGCCAATGTCAAAGAAAGCTGTTACAATTGTAATATCATTCATTTTTTTCTCAATACAAAAATTCTGTTGTCATAACTTGCGTCACTACCCGTGTCAATAAACTCAAAATCGCAGTTGGGAGGAATAACTTTTATAAACTCACCAACCGCAGCAACACTTTCAATATCTTCAATTATCAATATACCACCAGTTTTTAATTTTGGCAAATATAATTTAATACATTCAACTTGTGAATCTACGGAGTGTGGACCATCATCAATAACAATGTTCAATTCAGGAAGTGAATTTACATATTCTACACTATAAGCATCAGCAATGTCAATTTTTATGTTTGGAACATCTTTAGTATTATTCTTCGATTCTCCATTCCAATCATTAATGTCAACGCCATAGATGTGTCCGTTTGGAAAGTAATCACTCCATAATAATAAACTACCACCTTTTAATATACCAATTTCCAATAAATTAACTTCTTGGCCTTGAAATTTTAAGAATTCTTTACCGCATAATAAAGAAAGATATTTGTGTTTAGATTCTTTATCTGTGTTATGATATTTGTCAGGATTTTTGTCATGCAATTCAGCAAGAGTTTTCATTCGTAATAAAATTTCTTATAATTATTAATAATTTCAATTTCGGGTGGTTGATTACTTATAAAGGTTTCATAATCAAATCCTGGTTGATGATTATGTGTATCTGCACGATGTGGATTAACTGAATAATCTTTACCAGCCAAAAAGTAATATACATTCATAAAACAATCAATATAACCAATCGTTGGATAAACCATTTGAATCATGTCAAAGTATTTTTTGAACCATTCAATATTACTATCATAATGTTCTAAGAATGTGGATACTTTAAATATTGAACCACCACCAGCACCATACTGTGTAAATGTTGGTCGTTTGCCACAATGTATTTCAATCATTTCAATTACAGTTTCGGGAATATGATTACCAATCTTTGTATCAGCACAAGCGTGTTCCCAACTCTCATCAATCGTAATAGGTTTAATTATTAATACATCATCTTCAACCATCATCATATATGGTGACGTTGCATTGAGGCAAGCCGTTTTAAATCTTTCTAGAAATCTTAGTGTTTTATCCAAATCATAACCAATTGGTGGTACAGGACCACCCAAAGGATTATCGTATATAACATAATCACACTTATTATCTTCAGCCATCTTTTGAAATTCTAACTTTCGACCATCGATGGCTAAGAAATAGTAATTATAAAAATGGTGTTTCTTTATATTCTGTATAATACATTCGGTTGATTTCGGATAAACCGAAGCAATGTGAAAAAAGTCAGGACTAAACACGTTTGAGCACCGTCAATCCATTATTGTTAGTTAAACGGCAAACCATTTCCCATTCAGGATGGATGTCCATGAACTCTTGAATTGCTGGCCAAATACCTTTGCCGCCAAACTCACCATTAAATTCATAAGATGTAGTATCATGAAATCCAATAAACTTTTTAGCTTTATCAGCATGAAGCCTTAATTCTTCTTGTACCTGCTCATAGATGTGTAGGCTATCAACAAATAAGAAATCAGTAGGTTCAATTTCAATCTTCCTTGTGTCAGCAATGTGTAGAGTTACATTTCTACCTGAATTTTTGGCTTCTTCAAAGAATTCTGGAATACCCGGTTGCGGACTGAATTCGTAACTGTGTAATTCAACATCGTGATTTAGAAACGCTCGAGTGCTTTGAGCCCAACCAACACCAAGTTCGGTAACATGACTACATTCAGAAGTTAACATCGACAATAGTGGCAAATGTTCATGTATGTCGGTAACTCTATCGCAAGCTTCTTCGTATTCTTTTTTAAAGTCCATTTTAAGTCCTATAAACAAAATAATTATTCGGGTCTTCCTGATTATACTTCTTCATAATAAACTCTCGCCATTCGGGAACACGATCATACTGATGAACGATTGAAAAAGGAACTCCCAAGGATGTTTTAACAATACCATTTTCAAAGGTTGGTGGAGCTTCAAGTAGTAGTGGTCTGAATTGTTCAATTTTGGATGGGTCTACCGTGGTACCAGCTTGGCAGGCCCAGCCGTTAAGTTGTTTTGCAAAGTAAATAATATCTTTATATGGTTGTGTTTGTATCAACACATTATAAACGGCTTGGTCTACGATTGGAATGGGTCTACCAATGGCGTTTGTGAAGATATTGAACACCAAATCTTTCACATATTCAGATGTACCACCGATGGTTCCAACATTGTAGATTTCATTATCTTTAAACTTATTATAAACATAGTCACCGTAAGTTTGTAATAGGTTTTCATTACCCCACGGTTCATCTTTATATTTCATACCTTCGGAACCAGCAACCAATTTATACTTTTGTCCTAATTTAGATTCTAACCATTTCATAGGATTGGTTTGAAAGTAAACATCTTTTACATCCGTGGTTACCACATAACGATATTTTTGCCAATTGGTACTGAGATAATCATAGATAGATAAAAATCTAGCCACATGGATTGGTGCATTGGTTTGAATCATTGGTACTACGATGAATTTTCGTTTGATTAATTCTAGTGTGGTTTCTTTTGAAGCATTACCAACGACCATCACTTTATCGCCAGTAAATCCACATTCATCGATTGATTCAACCCAAGGTTTTAACTGGTTATAGTTATAGTTTGTGAAGGCACCGATGATAAGGTCTTTTTGCGCCATGGGAAATCTCCATTATATTTGTCATTCATTATATTATTTCCATTAAGAAAGAATTCTTTAGAAACGGAACCTGCATTACCAGCAACTCGATAGTTTACTGTATATTCATTTGTGCAATCGAATTTGGGAAAGTATTGTGCTACTGTTTGAAAAAATACTCTATCTTGACCCCAACCACCATGCCACGCAGAGGCCAATTTTATCGCAATTTCTGTTTTGAGGCAATAACTATTGGTATCGATATGATTGACACCATGATAAGTTTGCCACTTTCCCAATGATTCACAATCATCATGGCAAATAAAATCTATACTTTCATAGATGTCACGGAGAGAATAACACCAATCCAACTTTTTATCTTCTATTGTTTTGATGCAGGATTCTACATGGTTAGGTTTCAACCAATTATCTTGGTCGAGATATAACACATAATCAGTATTAACCAAATGAGTGAAAGCGGCATATACACGATGGCCATAGAAACCATTGGCTCCCACATTCAAAGGCAAATTACAAACAAATATCTTTTTATAGTTTGGATGCATTTCAAATACTCTTATATGATTTTTTACTGCATGAACAAAATCAGGACCATCACAAACAATATAACACTTAGTATCATAAGTTTGATCCAATACAGATTCAATAGCATCATAAACTGTTGGTGCACCCGTTGTGGGTATAATTACTGTTGCGCTCATTACCATTTCCAAAATAATTGATAACCATCATGACACAAAGGTCGACCACTTTTTTGCATATAATCAAACACGAATTGACCTTTGCCGGCCAACTTGCCGTTATCAATCCAATTATCATCTACACCAATCAATGCACCACCAGATAAAGAAGGTGCAATCGTAAGTAATTCATATAGATGGTGTAAGGCACTCATATAAACAACATCAGGTTCATCCCTCGGAGCATCAAAACTGTCCAAGTAAAGAAAATCAATTTTTCTTTTACTATCTAAAAAATGTTGATTGAGTTTTTTTAAGTAGGTGATACTATCAGATTCCACAACGGTTGTTTTATTAGAAACTTTACTTTGGCAATATTGAACACTCTCTTTGGCCAAATCTACTGTGTAAAAATCTCCACCATATTCAGAAATGTATTTGTCGAACATTAAACTGCTTTGTCCGTCACCTTCATAGTTGTTTTCTTGACGAGCACAACCAGTTTCTACTATTAGGGGATTTTGGCGTTGTTTTAAAAAATCAAAGATATAATCAAATCCACTTTGTCGATGGCCAAGTCTACTCCTCACATCATCATAAAATTTCATAATTTACTCTCTTGTTAGTTTCAATATTCTTTCAATTTGTTTTTCGATTAACGGTTTACGGTTAGGCCAATATATATATTCTTTATCTCCGGTCGAATGGAGTTTAGAAAGAAAAGGAATAATAATCTTTTCTACCGCAGCCAATCGAGTCAAATAATCTTCAGCTGTTTTTTCAGATGCAGTTTGAACAGCATCTTTAACCGACTTATCAACAATTGAATTATACTCTGCTTCTGATACGGCAGAAAATCCAAAGTCATCATCGGTTTCAAATTCTTGTGATAGTTTATCGAAATCAATTAGTGGCATTAATATACCTTTCCAAATGGACCATATTTTTTACCTTTTTTCTGAGCAAAGAAAACAATATCAGTTAATAATTTACTTAATTCTTTGTCGGATAATGATAATAATTCAGAAATTAAATCCAATTGCATTAATTTAGACACCGCAGCTCCCAGATCGGATTTATAAACTATTTTTAAATTTGTTTTAAATTCTTTATCTGAAGCGACTGAGGAGCTGAATTTTACTCCTGCTTTGTTTGTAGCTTTATTAAATTTATCAACAATCTTATCTATTTCTACATCATCAATTTTTCTTAGATATTGATTGTGATCATTTTTAAAATTAACTCCATAATCTCCAAAGATTTTATCAACATCTTTTACTCCAGCTTGTCCTAATTTTGCCAGAGGTTTACCAACTTGACCAGGTTCATATTTTAAATTTTTAAGGTGTCGAACATCCGTTGACATTATATCAAATTTATATTTTACATTATAATAATTATCTGTTATAAAAATTTCAGTATGTTTTGCGTGAAAACTCATAGGATTATTAGGATAGTATTTTGTTGAAACACCAACATCTTCCATTATTGATTTAAAAAGTTCAATGTTTCCAACAGGTACAGGTTTAATATTTAATTTGCAAACAATTTCAGAAATTTCACAACGTAAATCTTTAATGATATCAAATTCTTTCATTGTTTTTTCTTCGCTTGTTAAAACATTAACAGGAACATATATTGCATTTTGATCCGTTTGTTTTAATGATACTCCAATAACAATTGATTTTCTATAATACCCTCTTAATAAAGAATTTAATTCTTGAATTTTCTCATCTTTTTCTCTAACATTATTAGGAAGTCTATTACCATATTTAATTGTTTCTTCCAATTTTTTTTCTAAATTTGGTTCTTTTTTCGTATCAACTATCCATAAATCAGCAGGATTCCAAGTATTGACATTTCCAGATCCTCCTGCTTTCCTAAACATTATATTAACAAATTCCATAAAGTTTTCTCCTCGGTCAAACCGAGCCTCTTTAAATTGTGGAGCTGAATATTTGTCCAATAGTGCTTTTTGTTGGCCAAAATAGGACAGTAACCATTTATCTGGAATAGGATCACTATCCTTTTTTATGTTAAACGTTGGATCAAAGATTTTTTGTAATTCGGAATATCTTTTATCCAATTTAACATTCATCCAATTAGGCCATTTTAACTTTTTTTTTGGATTCGAATTCTCATAGGCCGATATAACTTCAACTTGTTCTTTTTTACTGATGAACTGATTGGTGGGCATTAATTTGGTATAATTTACGTTGTTCTTCAATGCTCTCTGAAAGATCCATTTTGAACCATCTTCTTGATTATCTGTTTTAGACATTTTACCTAATAATTTGAATATCTTTACCTGAAGTCCAGATTTCGAGTTCTGTCCTCAACCTACCCTCACTTTTGAGGGTTTCGTATCTATTTATAGCTTTGCTCCGCCACCATTCGATGATGTTACTCAACTCATGTTTCTCATAATTAGTACCAGGAATCAATGTGTCAGTTTTACAAGTCATATACTCAACACAGTTACTATACCCAAAATCGGATGTATAATACCTTTTCTTCTCTGTCAACTTTTTAGCATTTTCAATCGTTATATTAAACTCATCACCTTCGGTTGTTCCTTTGAGTGCTGCTTTAGTCAAGGCAATAATCTTGGTGAAGGTTCTCAATTTTCTACTGGTGGTTGAAGTATCACCAGCTAATAAATCTCCAGTAATATTCTCCACATAATCTTTCAAATCATGGTATCTTTGGCCGTGCATCATAGGTACCATATCAGATTCGGTTAATCCCCTAAAACGAATATAAGGCTTCATGCCATCATATTGAGATACTGATTTTGTGGTACCATACAAACTGGTGGTTTCAAATAAACACAGGTTCATATCATATTTCTTATTACAGATTTCTCTTACGGTATGGCTGGTACAGATGGCTGATAGAAGTTTACCACCAAGGTAATTAAATCCAAACGGCTGTGCTGGCACAATAACGAATCCCATCATCGTAGCTGTATTAAAGCGTTTGGCTGTATCTTCCTGTTGAATCCAAACCTGTCCTAAGAGTTCATTTCGGGGTTTCATATAGATGACTGGTGAACCTAACCGAATGAATCCTAGAATCTTTCCTGAGTTCTTTTCTTTGACTGCCAATTGAACATTTTTGCCAACTGGTGCTTTGTTAATGTGTGATGAGGTAATGGAAAGTAATGTTTCCCATGTTTCATTTGGTATCTCCAATACTTCAATATCCATATTTTTTGGATGCATGGAGAAATCAGAGAATAAATCGTCCTCTGGTGGAAATAATGATGATGGTAAATTATCGAGATTCTTTAACTTCTCATCACGCATGTATTCTTCGGTACTTCCAATGTTACTGAAGTAATCGTGAAAAGTTTTGGAACAATGCAATGCTTGTTCTCTGGTCAATATCATACTTTGAAGCCTTCAAATGATTTCTTCGGATGTTGGATTTTATTATGAGCACCGATTTGGCCAGAATCCACAATACCATTTTGTGCTGATTGTTCAATATCAAATAATCTCATTTTGGCCCGATCAACACCGATTGTAAATCGTTTATAGTGTGTTGGATCATTATATCGATTCTTTAATTGTTTCACCATAATTTGGCCAAGTTCTTCTAATTCTTCACTTGTAATAAGAGCAAACATCAGGTCGGCGGTTGCAGGCAACCCGAAACTCTCACTCGTATCTTCCAAGCCTGGATCGCTCGATGTAAATCCGCTTCTGGTAGTTTGAGTTGCAGATACAATAGGAACATTACATTCAACCGCAAGACCTCTAAGTTCTTCTGCGATGGACTTGACGTAGGTGTAAGAGTTGATATTCGCACCAGCTTTGATACGAGAAGAACAACAGATATTAAGATAATCCACGAAAATAATGTCAGGCACGAAAGACCTCTTGAGATTAAGTTCATTTAATAAAGTCCTAAAGTGAGTAGTTGAAGCTGCAGCGGTTGGATATTCTTTAATGATAAGCTTGCCGGTGGTTTTTTCACGAACTTTGTTAACTCGTTTATCATACATATCTTTTGGTAAATCAACCAAATCATCCAATGTTACATTCAACAAGTTAGCATCTATTCTTTCAGCAATCTTTTCTTCAGCCATTTCCAAAGTGATGTAGAGGACATTTTTTCCCTGAACCATACAAGAGGCAGCAACATGGCACATAAACAAAGATTTACCCACGCCAGTACCAGCAAGAGCAATATTAAGAGTTTTTGCTGGGAGTCCACCTTTTGTAATTTTGTTGAAATATTCCAGATCAAAGGGGATTCTTTCTTCTTTTCTGTGATAAAATTCATATCGTTCATCCGAGTTCTCCAAGTAATCATGGCCTACTGTTGTATCAAAACTGATTGCTAGTGCATCCGAAAGAATTTTTGGAATTGCACCTTTGTCGTTTGCTTTATCTTTACCATCCAAAATCGATATCGATCCCAATACAGCATTGTATATGGCTTTCTCTTGACAAAACTTTTCGGTCTTATCTACAAGCCATTGTATTTGAGTTTCTTCGGATTTATTGTGTTCAACATCTTTAAGATATTCTTCACACTTGATAACCTCTTCATCGGAAAGATTTGTTCTTTCTTTAACGGCAATACTAATAGCTTCAATTGTTGGAACAGTATTGTATGTTTCGGTAAATGAGGTAATTTCGTTGAATAAGGTTCTCTCGGTTCTGTCCGAGAAATATTCAGGTTTAATAAAGGGTAATACTTTTCTTAAAAATTCCTCGTTATAAACGAGGTTCTTCAATATCGCTTGTTCCAGTTTCATCAATCATTTCCTGCTCAATGTTGGATGACATAATTTGACACAACAAGTCACCAATGTAGTTTTTAAAGTCATTATCTTTTTCCAAGTTCTTTTTCTTGATGGTGGATTCTATCACATCAAACTTGAATTGTAAATAGACCTGTTCATCTTTTTCTTCAAACGCAACTCTACCATATTTGTATGTGGTATCTTTGTAAGGACCATCAAGTAATTTTATATGTACCGCAGCATCATCTTCCTTTGGGTATATAAAACAATAATCAATTCCCTCAATCATCATCTACTCCATTCATGGTTACAATTTCATCAAACAAATTCTCATCTCCTCCTTGCATAATATCTCCTGATGCAATTTGGTATTTTTCTTTAACATAAGTTTGAAATTTTTCACTAGTAATCATTGGTATCCAAAAATCTTTAGTGTCGGTTTCTTTGATACGATATTTCTTATCTTCTATTTCACCAGTAGAAACGTCCACCCTTGAATACCATCCGTTAGTTGGCTTAACAACCAAACCTGCGTCCAATGCCAGATCAAGTAAACCTGACCAACGAGAAATGCCGCCATCAAAAGATACAGAAACAGGAATTTTAGATTTTTCTTTAACATATCGTGATTTCTCCACGTTAATTATGAAATTATAACCTACAACCTCTGTGCCTTCTTTTTCTTGTTGGCGCCCAAGGATGAAAATGTTATCGGCCGAATAATAAGAACCTGTTCCACCACCAACGATAGCTTTGGGGAACATACCAATTTCCATATATGTGTGATTAACAACAATCATAGGAACATCTTTCATTGTCAGGTGTGGTAACACCATACGAAATAATGATTTTACTGCTTTTGCTCTGGACATATCACCAACAGTTTTACCTTCTAGAGCATCATTAACTTCTTTTCTTGAAGCTAGATTGCCGATGGAATCGATAACAATAATTAATTTATCATCTCTTTCCAATTCAGCCAACTGTTGCATTACATCAATTTTTAATTGCTCTATATCAGTAAGTGGAGTGTGTAATACCCGATTAGTATCAATACCAAAAGAGTCAAAATAAGATTGCGGCGTACCGAATTCAGAATCGTAGAAAAGAAGTGCAGCATCGGGATATTTGTCCAAGTAAGATTTAGCCATCAGTAGAGAAAAGGCCGTTTTAAAATGTTTGGATGGACCTGCCCACATTGTAAGACCCGGTGTTAATCCGCCATCCAAGCGACCACTTAATGCCACATTAATAATAGGCACCGATGTTGGGATCATATCCTTCTGTGTGAAGAATTTGGACTTTGATAAAATAGCCGATTCTTTAATCGAACTATTCTTTTTAATTTTGTCAAGTATACTCATTATTTTTCCCTTTTACGAAATGCAAGCTCAGCATCATCTACATACATACTATCTATCTTGGACTTCCGATTAGGAAATCCACGTTTACCTTTTGATATTGGAGGAATACTTTCACCTGAAGCACTATCAATTATAATAGGTTCTTCCTCTTTTTCTTCAATATCAACAATATTTTCTTTTTCAATTTCAACCGAATCATCCGACACCGGTTTGCTTTGGAAGAAATCATCCCAATTCTTTTCTTTTGGCTTCTGCATTGAGATATTCGCCGCTATCAATAATAACACAGCCAACGGGTCAAATACAAGCATAATGATTAAGATTACCAACCGAACGGCCTTATCTACGGCACCTTCACCTTCAAAGAACATATCTGCCACATATTTGATTGGACCAATGTCAGCTACCAATTTATTCTCCTCACGGAGAAGTGGCAGGCGTTTCTTGTTAATTTCGGTAAGTTCTCTTTGGGTGGATTGTATTTGGCGATCCAACTGATTACTTGCTGTTGAAGGATCCTTGGCTCTTGCCAATAAGTAATTCAATCTATTATCGGCAATCTTTTGTTGTTGACTGAGTGTTTTGAGTTCTACTGAATTTGCACCAGCATCCAAGGTGGAATCAATGTGTGCTTTGGCTAAGAAACCAAAAATACCCATTGAGGTAATTAACATGAGTAACATCACGGCAATCACCAAATAGGATTTTAATAAAAATGGTGCGGTCTTCCAATTACGATATAACCAAGAAGCTGTAACTAACTTGGCAAACTCAAGTGAAGCGCCCATGAAAACGATAGGCCAAAATGCACCTAAGAAAATGGCACCAAGGCCAATGATTGAATAGTATGCAGCAATACCAGAAAGTAAAAATGCTGCAGCAAATGTAAAATATATCATGAGAAAAAATCCTCTAATGTGCTAACCTTCTCTGTCGACCACTTCATACAATCCAAAATTACTTTAATTGGTTCTAAGAATGATTTTTCGAATTGCAAATCATAATCGATATAATCATTAAGTCCAAATTCAACAGGCAAACGACCGGGAAATGATATTACGGTATCCTTGAATGGATTTGGCATCTTGAGGTAACTATACTTCAACTTCTCACCCTCTTGAATGAGTGGATATTTTTTAGTGAGTTTCTTCTCTTTGAGAAAGTGGTTATATAAAATAGCTCCCTTTACATGGATCGGTGTTCCCGATTTATATAAAGAAAGTCCATCAGAGTATTTAGCCAATCCATTAACTCCACGGGGAGAAGAAATTTCTTCAGGAGGCAACTTCATGAAATCCACTTTAGCCTGTTTGATGAATCTGTGGATATCTTCTTCGGTGCCTTTCAACATAATTGAAATGGCTTCTTTCATCTTTTCACGGATAGCGGATGGAGTGGAAGATTTAATCATCTCCAAGCCCATTACCTTCATCTGAGGTTCTTTATATTGAATACCTTCATTGTTATACACATTAAGAATATATCGCTTCTTGGCAGTCCAAATACCTTTATCAGATAATCCTTCACGCTTCATCTGCATTTTTTGATCATACGCTCCAACATAGTCGGCCAATTCTTGATAGGAAGCATCAATAAACGGTTGAATCTTATCATTACAAACTTTGTCCATGAACCTAATGATGACGTTTGGATCATCCACTCGAGCACCGTAGACTTTTGTAACAAGAGGCGCAAGGCATAAGTAAATCGAATCAGTATCACTCGCAATAACGTAATCATCATTTTTAGTATCCAATAATTTATTCATATATGAATTTAATTTGGCCTCAATCCATCGGATCGAAAATTGGCCAGCTAGTGTGACGGCAAGAGCCATCCGCAAATCATAGAACCTAAAGTATTGCGAACCCAAAGCACCGTAAGCGGAGTTTAGTGATACTTTTTTTGCTAACTGGAGATTGTCATAACGAGCAATTCGTTTTTCAATCTCATACTTCTTGGAATCATCAGTTTCATTTTCATATTCTTGTTTTGCTTGTAACATCAACTTCTTAAACTTCTTACGATCTTCATACATTTCTTCCATCATCTTGGGTAAGAAACCTTGTATGTCGGTACGAAAGAATTGGCCATTTGGTGTAATGGTCATATTGGATTCTTTTGCAAGCCAATCCAAATCAACTTTCTTTTCTAATAATTTTTCAACAGATACTCCTGAAGAAATGATTTTTCTCACCTCATCAGGATAATCTTCAGGTTCAACAATTGTTTCAGGTGATATGTTATATTGAATTATCAAATGTGGATAAAGTGAGTTCAAATCAAAGCTGGCCATCCAATCATGTTTGCCAACTTGAACTTCTTTAACATATGCACCTTCAAAAGCAGAATCTTTTTCTTTTACAACTCTAGGCGGAACAATGATATTCTTTTCCAACAAATAGGAATACGTCATGGCATCCCACATTCTGGTCTGCGCAAAGATATCATCATAATTTGATTTGGTATCATACGCCAAAGTTACACCTAATTCCAATAACTTTAGTTTATCTTCCAACTTAACAACAATCTCAACGTCCTTGATGTTATACTCAATAAACTTTTGATAGTTTAATTTATACAACTCATGTAGATTATCATATTCATCAAAAGATAATTTACCTTCACCCAACTCAAGCTGAGCGATTGCATCTAACTTATATGATTCTTGTGATTTTCCACCAGGAGCATACCACTTATACAACTCAATATAATCTAGTGCAGATACACCAAGAATATCATATGCAATTTGTGGCCGACCCATGATTATCGTTTTACGTTCCGAAACATAATTCCACGGAGATAACTTCTTCATTGCATCTTCACCAAGAATTCGTTTGAATCGATTGATGATGTATGGTATATCAAAGAACTTGGTGTTCCAACCAGTAATGATATCAGGACATCGATCTGTCCATAAACTCATGAATTGTCGGCATAAAGAATGTTCATCTTTACACTTCACATAAATTTCTTTGTCCTGAACCACATAATCTCCACAACCAAACACATAGGTTTGACCATGCAGATACTTAATACAAATAGCGGTGATAGGTTCATTGGCTTCGTAAGGATTAGGAAATCCATTATCAGAACCCACCTCGATATCAACTACCGCAATGAGAACTTTTTCTTGATCATAGTCGACCATGCCTTGATGTTGATCTGCAATAAAAGCATACTCAAATCGAGTTTGGCCATAAATCGTTGGACCATTTGAAACTCCTTGGAATTGTTTGATGTAATCTCTAGCATCACGCATGTTGCTAAAGATTTTTTGATCTAGGTAATTACCTTCTAGTGTGGTAAACTTAGTTACTTTTTTGGAAGGAAGAAAAAGAGAAGGAGAATATTCAATTCTCTGCTTTACTCTTTTACCATCC